CTCATTGGAGGGTTCGTTCGTTCGAACCAGCCAATCAGGGGAGGGGGAAGTGACGCAAGTTCCGGTCACATGCTTCCGGTGACGCACATCCGGTGACGTAGTTCCGGTCACGTGCTTCCTGTCACGTGTTTCCGGTCACGTGACTTCCGGTCATGTGACTTCCGGTGACGTGTTTCCGGCTGTTAGGTTGACCACGCGCATGCCGCGCGGTCAGCCCAATAGTTAAGCCGGAAACACGTCACCGGAAGTCACATGACCGGAAGTCACGTGACCGGAAACACGTGACAGGAAGCACGTGACCGGAACTACGTCACCGGATGTGCGTCACCGGAAGCATGTGACCGGAACTTGCGTCACTTCCCCCTCCCCTGATTGGCTGGTTCGAACGAACGAACCCTCCAATGAGACTCAAGGACAAGAGGATATTTTGCGCGCCAGGAAGTGACGTGCAATGCCACCCTATATAAGCCAGGAAACTTCCGGTTTAGTTCATTCGTTACTCTGCTCTCAGAGAGAACGGACCTCAGGTCGGAGAGATGGCACTTTCTAGGCCTCTTCAGATTTCTTCTGATAAATTCTATGAAGTTATTATTAGATTATCATCGGATATTGATCAAGATGTCCCCGGTCTGTCTCTTAACTTTGTAGAATGGCTTTCTACCGGAGTTTGGGAGCCCACGGGCATCTGGAACATGGAGCATGTGAATCTACCGATGGTGACCTTGGCAGAGAAGATCAAGAACATTTTCATACAAAGATGGAATCAGTTCAACCAGGACGAAACGGACTTCTTCTTTCAACTGGAAGAAGGCAGTGAGTACATTCATCTTCATTGCTGTATTGCCCAGGGCAATGTACGGTCTTTTGTTCTCGGGAGATATATGTCTCAGATAAAAGACTCTATCATAAGAGATGTATATGAAGGGAAACAAATCAAGATCCCCGATTGGTTTGCTATTACTAAAACCAAGAGGGGAGGACAGAATAAGACCGTGACTGCAGCATACATACTGCATTACCTTATTCCTAAAAAGCAACCTGAACTGCAATGGGCCTTTACCAATATGCCTTTATTCACTGCTGCTGCTCTTTGTCTGCAAAAGCGGCAAGAATTGCTGGATGCATTTCAAGAAAGTGATTTGGCTGCCCCTTTACCTGATCCTCAAGCATCAACTGTGGCACCGCTTATTTCCAACAGAGCGGCAAAGAACTATAGCAACCTTGTTGATTGGCTCATTGAAATGGGGATAACATCTGAGAAGCAATGGCTCACTGAGAACCGAGAGAGCTACAGAAGCTTTCAAGCAACTTCTTCAAATAATAGACAAGTGAAAGCTGCACTGGAAAATGCCCGTGCTGAAATGTTATTGACAAAGACTGCAACTGATTACCTGATAGGAAAAGACCCTGTCCTGGATATAACTAAGAATAGGGTCTATCAAATTCTGAAAATGAATAACTACAACCCTCAATACATAGGAAGTATCCTGTGCGGCTGGGTGAAGAGAGAGTTCAACAAAAGAAACGCCATATGGCTCTACGGACCTGCCACCACCGGGAAGACCAACATTGCAGAAGCTATTGCCCATGCTGTACCCTTCTATGGCTGTGTTAACTGGACTAATGAGAACTTTCCTTTTAATGATTGTGTTGATAAAATGCTGATTTGGTGGGAGGAGGGAAAAATGACTAATAAGGTTGTTGAATCTGCAAAAGCAATTTTGGGAGGGTCTGCTGTCCGGGTAGACCAGAAATGTAAAGGATCTGTTTGTATTGAACCTACTCCTGTAATTATTACTAGTAATACTGATATGTGTATGATTGTTGATGGCAACTCTACTACAATGGAACATAGAATACCATTAGAGGAGCGTATGTTTCAAATTGTCCTATCACATAAATTGGAGCCTTCTTTTGGAAAAATTTCTAAAAAAGAAGTCAGAGAATTTTTCAAATGGGCCAATGACAATCTAGTTCCTGTTGTGTCTGAGTTCAAAGTCCGAACTAATGAACAAACCAACTTGCCAGAGCCCGTTCCTGAACGAGCGAACGAGCCGGAGGAGCCTCCTAAGATCTGGGCTCCTCCTACTAGGGAGGAGTTAGAAGAGCTTTTAAGAGCCAGCCCAGAATTGTTCTCATCAGTCGCTCCAATTCCTGTGACTCCTCAGAACTCCCCTGAGCCTAAGAGAAGCAGGAACAATTACCAGGTACGCTGCGCTTTGCATACTTATGACAATTCTATGGATGTATTTGAATGTATGGAATGTGAGAAAGCAAACTTTCCTGAATTTCAACCTCTGGGAGAAAATTATTGTGATGAACATGGGTGGTATGATTGTGCTATATGTAAAGAGTTGAAAAATGAACTTGCAGAAATTGAGCATGTGTTTGAGCTTGATGATGCTGAAAATGAACAATAAAGATGACTCAAAGCAGATATGTCTACTTTTTTAGATTCTTTTGAAGAGTGGTATGAGACTGCAGCCGCCTCGTGGCGGAATCTGAAAGCTGGAGCCCCTCAGCCAAAACCAAACCAGCAGTCTCAGTCTGTGTCTCCAGACAGAGAACCCGAACGAAAAGATAATAATCGGGGCTTTGTACTTCCTGGCTATAAGTATCTTGGGCCTGGTAACGGCCTGGATAAAGGCCCACCTGTCAATAAGGCGGACAGCGTCGCGCTTGAACACGACAAGGCCTATGACCAGCAGCTTAAAGCGGGAGACAACCCATATATAAAATTCAATCACGCTGACCAGGACTTTATAGATAGCCTCCAAGACGACCAGTCATTCGGAGGTAATCTTGGAAAGGCTGTATTTCAGGCCAAAAAACGTATCTTAGAGCCATTTGGCCTAGTAGAAGATCCTGTCAACACGGCACCTGCAAAAAAAAATACAGGGAAGCTTACTGACCATTACCCGGTAGTTAAGAAGCCTAAACTTACCGAGGAAGTCAGTGCGGGAGGTGGTAGCAGTGCCGTACAAGACGGAGGAGCCACCGCGGAGGGCACCGAACCTGTGGCAGCATCTGAAATGGCAGAGGGAGGAGGCGGAGCTATGGGCGACTCTTCAGGGGGTGCCGATGGAGTGGGTAATGCCTCGGGAAATTGGCATTGCGATTCCCAATGGATGGGAAACACAGTCATCACAAAGACCACCAGAACCTGGGTCCTGCCAAGCTACAACAACCACATCTACAAAGCAATTACCAGCGGAACCTCTCAAGATGCAAATGTCCAGTATGCAGGATACAGTACCCCCTGGGGGTACTTTGATTTCAACCGCTTCCACTGCCACTTCTCCCCTAGAGACTGGCAGAGACTTATCAACAACCATTGGGGAATCAGACCCAAGTCTCTTAAATTCAAGATCTTCAATGTCCAAGTCAAAGAAGTCACAACGCAGGATCAGACAAAGACCATTGCAAACAATCTCACCTCAACAATTCAAGTCTTTACGGATGATGAGCATCAACTCCCGTATGTCCTGGGCTCGGCTACGGAAGGCACCATGCCGCCGTTCCCGTCGGATGTCTATGCCCTGCCGCAGTACGGGTACTGCACAATGCACACCAACCAGAATGGAGCACGGTTCAATGACCGTAGTGCATTCTACTGCTTAGAGTACTTCCCTAGTCAGATGCTAAGAACAGGCAACAACTTTGAGTTCACATTTGACTTTGAAGAAGTTCCTTTCCATAGCATGTTCGCTCATTCACAGGACTTAGACAGGCTGATGAACCCCCTAGTGGATCAATACCTCTGGAATTTCAATGAGGTAGACAGCAGCAGAAATGCTCAATTTAAAAAGGCTGTGAAAGGGGCTTATGGCACCATGGGCCGCAATTGGCTGCCAGGACCTAAATTCCTGGATCAAAGAGTTAGGGCCTACACAGGAGGAACAGACAACTATGCAAACTGGAACATCTGGAGTAATGGGAACAAGGTGAATTTGAAAGACAGACAGTATCTCCTACAACCCGGACCTGTGTCAGCTACTTACACAGAAGGGGAGGCTTCCAGCCTTCCAGCTCAAAATATTTTAGGGATAGCTAAAGATCCATACAGATCAGGCAGCACTACAGCAGGAATAAGTGACATTATGGTCACGGAAGAACAAGAAGTAGCACCTACAAATGGAGTAGGGTGGAAACCATATGGTAGGACTGTAACGAATGAACAAAACACTACTACAGCTCCTACAAGTTCAGATCTGGATGTTCTTGGAGCTTTACCAGGAATGGTTTGGCAGAACAGGGATATATATCTGCAGGGACCTATTGGGGCAAAAATACCGAAGACTGATGGTAAATTCCATCCTTCTCCGAATCTCGGAGGATTTGGCCTGCACAATCCACCACCGCAGGTGTTCATCAAGAATACACCAGTGCCTGCAGACCCTCCAGTAGAATACGTGCACCAGAAGTGGAATTCCTACATAACCCAGTACTCTACGGGCCAGTGTACAGTAGAGATGGTGTGGGAGCTGAGAAAAGAGAATTCAAAGAGATGGAACCCAGAAATCCAGTTCACCAGTAATTTCAGTAACAGAACAAGCATAATGTTTGCACCTAATGAAACTGGTGGATATGTAGAAGATAGATTGATTGGAACCAGATATCTAACTCAAAATCTGTAAATTCTGTGTAAAAATTCAAATAAAGCACTTCCTGGCGCGCAAAATATCCTCTTGTCCTTGAGTCTCATTGGAGGGTTCGTTCGTTCGAACCAGCCAATCAGGGGAGGGGGAAGTGACGCAAGTTCCGGTCACATGCTTCCGGTGACGCACATCCGGTGACGTAGTTCCGGTCACGTGCTTCCTGTCACGTGTTTCCGGTCACGTGACTTCCGGTCATGTGACTTCCGGTGACGTGTTTCCGGCTTAACTATTGGGCTGACCGCGCGCATGCGCGTGGTCAACCTAACAGCCGGAAACACGTCACCGGAAGTCACATGACCGGAAGTCACGTGACCGGAAACACGTGACAGGAAGCACGTGACCGGAACTACGTCACCGGATGTGCGTCACCGGAAGCATGTGACCGGAACTTGCGTCACTTCCCCCTCCCCTGATTGGCTGGTTCGAACGAACGAACCCTCCAATGAGA